GGATTACATTGTGACATATTGTCTTCCTATGTCGAGTTAAATGAAAGAGCCCTTGAATTTCTCAAAGAAAGCAACCACTGGAAGCACCTCCTGGGTGGCTTCATCGTTGGCATGGGCGCTGCTTCGCCCTACGCGGCTGCTTATTCCGCCATAGTTGCCGCCTCTTGCCTCGAACTGAAAGACTATCTCTATGGCAATAAATTCGATTTCATAGACTGGGCCCTCACCTTTGCCGGAGGCGCCATGGCCGCTCTTGTTTGGCTCATCATGCAGCTGTAATAGCGCGGCACAGGCAAATTGTAATTATTGTGGCCTGACAATGGCGCAACTGCAGGGGCCGTGCCTTGTGCCGGCCCAAAAAACAATGACCCAACCAATAAAAAATCAGTAAAAATAAACCATTAAAAATTATTTCTATGGCAAAAATTACTCCTATTGATGTTATTAAAAGCATTAGCGGCTCTTACGGGCACAACTCAAACGACTATTTCGCAACCAACAAAAGCAGCAACAAGATAAGGCTGGCTAAGCTTCAGAACCCCTACAAGGGGCCGTGGACAGAAAAGCAGGTGGCACAGCACGGCAAGTTTAAAGCCCGGCAGGCCGTGGCTTCGGCATGGCTCAGAGCCAATCATCCTAACCAAGCCAACGGCAACAATGGCACCGCTCTTTATCAGCAGGCCATGAAGATAAAGCTTAGCCTCGGCCTGTCAAGCGTAACACAGGTGGTTTACAAATATATGACCGATGACGGCAAGATTGAACTGCCCGCCGCTGATGAAACCTCAGCAACTGCCCCTGACGGCGGCACCAGCACAGGCGGCACCGGTACAGGCAGCGACACCAATGAGTCGCTATAAGTAATCTTGAGAAGTTGAGTACAAAAAAAAATGGCTGACGTGCGTCACGCACATCAGCCATTGGCAATACTATCAAATCATGAAAAAAGAATCCGTATTACTTTTAGGACAAAAGATTTTATTTTACATTGCAAATGTAAGCTTTCCCGTGTAGACCTCTCCGTCCGGGCATACATAAAGCATTAGCGGTTAATAATTTTTAAACAACCGCCGCACCTCAACCAAGGCGTCTGTCTCCTTCTTTATATCCGCAAAACTCGCGCCGCTCTCTGCCGACACTCTCTTTATAACCTTTCTTAGCAGCAGGCTCGCCGTTGTAAGCCACACAAGCCAGTCTTCTCCGTCGCTCTCACACAGCAGCTCCTCAAACAATTCTTCTGATATTGCATACGACTTTATCGTTATTGCCGTAGCAGCTTTTACATCTAATTTTTGTTTCTTCATTTTCTTCATTTTCTTCATTTTTAGCTCCTCTTTATTTGTTTATTATCCGTTTGCAGCATTCTTCTGCCAGCGCGTGCAGACCCTGTCTGTTTATCCAGCAGTCATGCCCGCTCATGTATACGTGATAGCTCTCTGTTCCTTCCTTTATTATCTTTATTTCTTTCATTGTTTCTGTTCTATCTTTATTCTGTTATCTTTATGCCTATAGTCTCAAGTGTGTTCAATATTTGCTTTACTTTATGAAAAATCATTTGGCCCTTCGGGTACATGCCCACTATCTCTATGCTGTCCAGCGTCCGCGTATAACGCTTGTCGCCACGTGTGCAGTAGGTCGTCCGCCGTAGCAGCCTCACTGTAGGCTCGCAATTGGTTGTCAGACGTCTTAACCCAGCCCTGGCCGCCCCTGAGCTTAGCCACGCTCGCCGGCCTGAATATTATCCGCTTTTTGCCGCAGGCCAGCTCCATCCTCTCCAACAGAGTTCTTTCTGTTTCCTCGTTTGTCATCATTTCTTTTTATAGTAAATATCTCACAAAATAGCTGTCAATGCTCTCAAGTATGTCCTCATGGTTGTGGTTCGTCAGCGTCTGGCACAGTGTCATGCCGCTGAAGCTCATGCCCGACAGGTCTTCCAGCGCATTGCGTATGCTCTCGCTCACGTCCCAGGCTGCCGCCTGCCCGCCTTCGGCCCAGTCTGTCACCACGTGCAGGCGCAGCTCGCCGTTTCCGCGCAGCCGGCATAGCTTAACAGGCTCCCAGGTTATCGGGCCAAACTCAATGAACACCGCCGGACGGTCCCATGCCGACTCCTGCTCTATAAACTCCACGTTGTGGTTCCACAGGTCTATGTAACGCACCTCAGGAACATTCTCTTCTATCGCCGTTTTAACGGCATTATAAACGTCTTTCATCTTGTCTCAATTTTAAAATCGTTGTCAAAATATTTGCTTAGCTCTTCTTCTATAATTTCCAGCACGGCCTGCTCAACCTCCGGCGATGCTCCTAAAAACTGGCGCTTAGGAATTTTTATGCTCGCGCCGCTCTTCATCAGCGCCAGTGCCTTCCAAAACTCGGCCTCAGTGCTCAGCTGCAACGTGCGCTTGTCCTTGCGTGGCGTGCCGTCTTTTCGCCTGCCGAACGAGTCTGTCGCCTCATAGTATTTGTGCCAGAAGAATGCCTTCATCTTCCGCGTCACTTTTATCTCGCCGCCTTCATTGTGTATGGCCGCATAGGGCAGGTCGCTGTAAAAGGTAATGCTGTCGCCCGTTGCACGGCTCTTTATGCTCCTGCGCAACTGGCCGCTCGCCGTCAACACGCCGCCCTTGCCCACTGGGCTCTTGCGGCGCTGCCAGCGCTCTGAGAAAAAGCCCTCACGCTCAAAGTTTTTGTCAAACTCATCGCCCAGCTCCACTGCTATGTCGCGCAGTATCCTGCCAATTACATTGCTAAGCCCGCTCTCTTCCATTTCTCGTTATTTAAAATCGTCATCATCAAAAAGCAGCAGCTCGCGCGTGCCGTCGTCTATAATGTTCTTTGCGTCGGCACTGGCGTTGAGCAGGTTATAGAAGGTGCGCTCGCTAATAGCATACAGCGGATATATGTGCCTGCGCCATATCTCCCTGTTGCTAAGCCCGGTCTTCGCCCATTTGTCATAAATTCGGTTTATCTCCTCGACACGCTTCTTATAACTCACTCCTCGCCGTTTGTTCATTGCTCTTCTTTCCTATGTTTTAATTGTTCGCCGTTTCTTCTTTCTTGCCCTCAGGCTCTCTCAATTCGGCATCGGTCACGCTCAGCGGTATGTAGTGCCATCCGCCCTGATCATCACGGTATTCGCCACGGATGAACTGTTTCGTCATGCTCGGCTGATAGCTCTCTTCTATTATCTCTACGCCTTCCTTGAACACATCGCTGTTGCTCTGCTCTGCCAGCTTCCTGAGCTGCAGCACACGGCTCGCCTTAAGGTTGCCCGCCTGGTCGCGGCTCAGCAACTGCATGATTGCGGCAACAAGCGTGCGGCTCTTGGCATCGGTGGCAAGGCTCTCTATGTATTGCTTAACCAAGGCTATGCCGTCCTCAACGGTGTCGCGGTAACCGTCTATCGAGTTGTAGCCTAACGTCAGGCGGTAGCGACCGTTGCTGTGCGTAAATGTGTGCGTGCGCTGGCCGGCCTTGGTAAGCTTCATTATGCCGTCCTTCATCTGCAATACTTCTGCAAACGCAGCATAAACCTTGCGCTTCGTCGCCACTATCTGCTCGCTCAGTGCCTGCAGCTCTGGTATGGCCTTCGCCACTTCCTCGTCAACAAGCTCGGCATAAGCCTCTCTGTCGGCTTTGCGCTTGGCTGCTGCTTCTTCCTTTGCCTTTGCGGCCTGATAGGCCTTGAAGGCTGTCAGCTCTTCTGCCGTCAGTTCTACTGTCTGTTTCTTTTCGTCTTCCATTTTCTTTGTTTTTAATTATTATAAATTCCAGCACAGGCGCTGGATCTCATCCTCTATCTCGCGTTCGAGCTGCTCCAGATACTCCATATAGTCAGCTTCTCCAAGTTCCCGGAGCCGGTCCTTGATGCGGTGCATATCCTTCTTTGCCAATCGCTGTATTTCCATGTCAGTTGCTTTCTGTATTGTCCGTCAACGGAATAATCATGCACGTGCTCTCTGTCTTGGGTCTCGGCCTTAGCCCGCCTCTCTTCTCTATCATACGCAGCTTAACCTGCAATGCCCGGTGCTCTTCTATGCTCAGCTCTCTGAAACGCTTGCCCGCTATTCTCACATGCTCACAAAAGGCGTCAACACGGTGCCAGTCACTCGTGTCTATGCCCAGCTTTTGCATCAAATGAAGGCTCACGCTCCTGGCTCTTCTCAGCTGAGCGTTGCCGCAACCATAGCCGGCGTCCTCGCCTGAAGCTTTCAGCATCGCCGCTATCATGTCTGCATACTCGCCGTCGCTCGTCTCGTGCAGATGCGTCGTCCGCCCGTGTGTGAACTGCTCCACAAGCGTTGCCTTGTCTGCGTATGGTATCTTCTTCAGTAAAGCGTAAAAGCGCTTGTAGTCCCTTTCCGTTCCCATAGTTTCTCCTCCTTCCAGTCCTTATAGTGCCCGCGCGCCGCCTGCACCGCACATGTCAGGTCACCCTTAAGGTCTTCTGCCCGCAGCAGCGGCACACCGCTCACGCTCATATATAACTCTCCGTTGAATTCCATCACTTGTACCTCACGGCGGGCTGTCTCGTCAAGCTCAGCCGCACAAGCAGCCTCCATACGCTCCGCACGCTCCTCATGCCACGCTTGTAGCCGCTTCCTTAGCCTTTCAATAATCTTGTTCATGGTCTTTTTGCTGTTTTATGTTCTTTCCAGTCTATGTTCACCTCGGCATCTAACACCTTTCTGCCCTTGCAGATGGGGCAAGGCTCCTTCACGCTCTCTCCCATGTCGCCCACGCCCCAGAACCAGCCGTTACCTTGACAATAACCGCAGCGCAGGGCACGGAGCAACAGCCGTTCGTGGGTCTTCCGGCCATGGGGCGCGCGCACAAATATCATTCTGCTCTCCTCGCTCATTCCTCACCTCCTTCCAGCTTGTCCATCAAATACTCAAGTTTTAGGGCTTCTTCTCCAAGCTCCTCCAAACGGCGTGAAGCCTCAGTAAGCAGCTCATATTGGTCGCTGTAACCGTAATCCTTCGATAACTTCTTGGCCGTCAACACAATCTTTTCTATTACTTCTTCCATCTTTTCTTTATATTTAATTGTTAATGTGTGTCCCTTTCTCTGCTTCGCAATCCCTCTTTTTTATATCTGGTTGCTGCTTTTCAGAATGCCTTCTTCCCACACAGTGAAGTAGCTCCCAGCCTCGCCGATGCTACGGCCTTGACAGTAGGCCTTATAGCCCACCACGCGCACCTTCATGTCGCAGATGTATTTCAGCCTTACCGCACCGCCGCCAAGGGGCTGGCTCTTCTCCTCCTGGCTTATCCAGATGAAGCAGCGCTTCGGGAAGGTCTCCATCAGCTTTACTGCCTCGGGATAGTCCCAGGGGGCCACCTGAAACGAGTCAATGATGATGAACTTCGCGCTCTTCGGCTTCTTCAGCCGGGCAACCAGCTCGTCCCACGTGTCGCCCACCGCTACGCGGAACCTCCCCTGCACCTCGTCCATGTGGAGATAGCCCAGACGCCGCTGGAAGCTCTGGTTTACGCCCTCCTCGTAGCTCATGTACAGCACCTTGCCATATTCGCACAGCTCCTTCGCCAGCTGCATAACAAACGAGCTCTTGCCGCTCGCGCTCGCACCGCTTATGAACCAGCGGGCATTGTCGGCGGGGTAGCCGAAGGGACTGCTCCATTTCTCTCCCCAGGGCAGAGTCACCCATTTCTTAGCCTCTATGTCCCTCACACTGTATGCTCGCTTGCTCATGGCTCAGTCATCTTTAGTTTCTCAACAGATGCGCAAGTCGAATGCAATGGAGCTCGCTCCGATTGCTGAGACGCAGCCATCTGTCGAATCTTTTCAATCTCGGTATACACGCGACGAAGACCGCCTTTGCTACGCCTCACGATGGAGGCAATGTCGGCACCTTCCGGAGCGTTCACCTTGGCCACGATCTTCGCCTGGCTGTTCAGGAACTGCTCGCGCTCGCGGCCGTCGTCAGGTGTCACCCTGCTGTATTTGCCCCCATAGCGGCTCAACAGCTCTGTGTAACCAACCATCTTTAGCTCTATGCTGCGCCGTATGCGCTCCTTCAGTCCGTCGGCGCCCATCATATACCATGCACAGCAGCGCTCCGTGGCATTCCATAGGGCCTTCAACTCAAGCATGGCGTCATTCTTTAAATCGCCGGCCTCGTCAAGAATGATCAGCGGACGGTCGATGCTTTTCAGGTAGTAGCTCAGGTCTTCATAAACCGTGTGATACCAGCCGCCTGAGCTCACGCCAAACTCTGAGGCTATCTTCCTCACAAGCTGCGTCTTCGTCTTCACCTGTGAGCAGTCTATGTACACCGCGTTCTTGTGCGTGCGCACGTAGTAGCGCGCAGTGAACGTCTTGCCTATGTTCGGCATGTCAACCAATATCGCGCTCAGGCTGCTCTGCTGGCTCACCTCCAGCTGCCTGGTAATAAACTCGAAGGTGGGGGTCTTGGCTGCCTTCCACTCCATTCCTTCACGCAGTGTTACGTTCAGCTTGCGGGCAACGCTTATCCACATGCCGTCGCTAAGCGCTTTCACCGTCTGCCCTTTCTTCAGCATGCTGTACACGCTCTTGCTTATTCCAAGGCTCTGGGCATGCTTGGAGTCACTCGGATAGTTGCCGCGCGACTCTTTAATGGCTGTCAAAATCTTTTTCTTCTGTTCTTCTGTAATCATGGTCTTTCTTTTTTTTAATATTGTTCTATGTTCGTTTTAAAGGTCTTCTAACGCTCGTTGCGCATAGTTCACGGCTGAACAGTCAGCCTCACGCGGTGGCTCAATGTCTTCTGGCGCTGGCAGTGCTTCTGCCTTTGGCTCTTCCGCCTCGGTCTCGGCCGCCTTCGCTGCCACGCCAACAGTGCCAATCTCGTTGTCCTTAACCCATTTGTTGAACTTGGCTATCTTCTTCTGCTGCTTCAGCTTCACGGCCTCGTCCGCCGCCGTCTGCTCGCAGTCGGCGGTGTTGAACGTGCCGACGTCTTCCAGCTTGTCAATGTAGCGGTCGCCCTGCCAGATATACACGTCCGTGATGCTGCCGTCCTCATGGGGCAGGTAGTAGGCGTCAACCTTCCAGTTGTTCGGCTCAAGCTGCTCTATTACCTTCACGTCGCTCAGCCACCAGTCCTTGTACTGCACCCGGCAGTAGGAGTTCCGCCGTATCGTGGTCTCAACATGCTCGCCGACATATCGCGCCACCTTGCTTTTCTCCAAGGGTTCAAGCGTTGGGTTGATGTTCGCCACAAGCACGTCCCACCTCGTCATGCCGGGGTACTTCTTCTGGTTAGGGTGAAGACTGTGGTTGAACTCCCACACGTCTCGCTTGTCGTCGGCTATCAGCTCTTCCCATGTGTAGTACTGCTTGTCCTCGTAGGTATCATTCTTCTCGTCAAACACCTTCTTCGCCTCTGTCCGGTAGTGCCGGTCCTTGGCGTAGAACCTGCCGATGCCAAGGTGGTTCTTGTGCTCGATGCTGCGCTTCTTCGCGCCGTTCATCGGCTCTGCGTATTTCTCCTGGGAGTTCTGGGGAGCGCAGAACCTGACAAAGGGAAACATCACGCCGGCCTTCAGAAAAGAGTCCTTCCACTGGCTCATCAGGTGGTTCTCTACCTCCACCTGCGCCGGGCAGCCCCAGCCGTGCCTGTCCAACAGGCGGAACATGTCCCTGAAGCAGTCTACCACCAGGTCCACATTCTTGTTGCGGTTGTAGGCCATGCCCACAACGCACTGGCTCGCCACATCGTAGGCGTAGTAGGCTTTCGGACGAGCCTTCGTGTCCTTCAGCTTTCGCGGCAGATCGCGGTCGTCGAAGCTCACCTTGCTCAACGAGAACTCGGGGGAGTGACGGTGAACGTGGGGCATCTGCTCGTGCATGAACGTCGTGAAGCTCGTCA